CTCCGTATGGAGAGAACTAATCGGCTACCTTCTTCAACAGTTACGATGTAAGGTAATTTTATTCCAGTCGGTTGTCCATCTGCACCGACTTCTTCAAAACCTTCTAAGTCTAAATTAACATGACACTCTAACAAAGTATAAACAGGCTCGTTCTTACCAGTTTTTTTACTACCTTCTAGGTCACGTTCTTTTTTTTCTAATTCATTTTTTTCGACATTGCCTGGTGGTGCTAATTCTATGTCTCTATAAAAACCATTAACTTGTTGTTTTCTTAATTCGTTTTCTGATATTTTGATCGTATGAATAATCGCTTCCGCATCGTCTAATGAGGTAGCCGTGTACGGAACGATTAATTCATCCGCAGGAACAAACTTCGATACAGCTCGTCCTATATTTACATCATAGTAAACTTTTTTAAATGTTGATCCAGCTAGTGGTAGATGAAACAACATAGAATCAAATTCAGCTTC